AAGTGATCGAGGGGACTAAGGGCTGCTACGGCGGCCCTTTTTTATTAACTAGGTAAACTCAAAGCAGTTGCCTTGGTTGGGTGGTTGGAATTGTCCGCCTTTACATCGACCCCCGGCCAGAAATGCCCGAGGAACACATCCCCGCAGGGTTCCAATCTGTGATGGATGTGATGCCAGAAGAGGCAGGTCAAATGCGTAGGCAACTACGTCGCCAGGGCTACGACGTGATCTCGGTACCGCTCTAATGGCAACACTCGACGCAACCCTCGCGGGCGAATCCAGCAACAGTTATGTAGACCTGGCCTTCGCGGATATGTACGCCGCCAACCAGCCATGGGCTGCAAAGTGGGCGCTACTAACTGACGAAGAAAAGACTGTTTCTTTGATCCAAGCAACGTCTTGGATGGAGACGCTTAGTTATGCAGGCACCCGCTGCAGCTTGACCCAGAGTTTGGCTTGGCCTCGCACTGGTGCTTCGTGCGACGGCGTACCCGCTACTTGCGACATCATTCCCTACGGAATCCGCCGTACTGAGGTTGAACTTGCTTGGCAGGCTCACCAAAATCCAGACGCAATCATTGGCGGCGGTGGCGGTGCATCCGCCGGTACCTATGTGAAACGTCAGAAGCTTGGTTCGCTCGAAGTTGAATATGACCAATACATGGGCACGACCGTCACCAGTTGCGACAACTGCAACGATCCAGCGGTGATCACAAAGTTCCCTTGGATCAAGGGATTTATCGGGTGTTGGCTCGGCGGTAACTCTGTTTCTGGCGGCGTCGGTTTGATGCTGAGGGTCAGGTCATGAGTCTTGCGGATACTACTTTTGGTCCGCTAGCTGGTCCGCTGGTTGCTGAATGGGGCAGCACTTGCCAGTACGTGCGAGTGAATGATCCAGGCGTCTACGACCCAACCACCGGCACGGTGACTAACACCGAAACGGTGTATGACGTGAAGGCAGTGATGCTTGAACTCGAACCAGTCGAGTATGAGGGCGTCTTTCAGCAGTCTGACTTCAAACTGATCATCGACCCCGGCCAGATTGATAACGGCTACATCACAACAGCAGACCGGTTCGTGGTTCCTTTTCCTAGCGGAGATAAGAACTGCAAGGTGATCGACGTTGTGACTTACAGGGGGGACTCGCCAATCTCCTTTGAAGTTGTTGTGAGGCCGCAATGAAGAGCAAGCCTCTCAATCAGTTGGTGCCTGATTTCAAAGCTGCTCTGGAGGAGGGGCTGCAGGAAGCAGCGGAGCAAATCGTCTACGACCTCAAACGAGATGGACCTTATTACACAGGCTTCTTTGAAACTCTTTGGGAGGTTCAGCCAGGCAAGACCAAGATCGTGGCCAACATTGCCAACCCGTTAAAAGTACCTAAGACACCTGCTGCGCGTTCATACACAACTGCAGAAGTACCGGAGTCACCAAACCTTGGCGGATACACAATCGGCAACAGGTCGGAATATCGCTTGTACGCGCAAGACATACTCAAGGGCGGGGCTAGGAGTGCAGAGGGTGCCAGGCTTACCGCTCCAAGAGATTGGTTTGACACTTACTTCAACGCCAAGATGCCCGCTGTCTTGGACAGAAAAATCACCAACGTTTTTAGGAGGTTCTGATGTCATTCCAAGCTGTACGTGCCGTGTTCGAGGCACCAGTAATCGATGCACTAGCGGCCTTGGATACGCCCGTGCCTTGCTACGTCGATAACCAAGCTTTTACTGTGCCTGACGCAGGCCAGGAATACGCAACGATCAACCTGCAGTTCGGAGCAACAACCACCCGCGTGTTGTCTGGCAACTTGGAAAACTTGCGCGGTTCATTAGTCGTTGAGTGTTATACCGCCAAAAACACAGGCCCGGCTCGCTCGCAGGAGATGATCACTCCTGTGATGCAAGCGTTAAACGCGTTAAATAGCTGCAACGGCTATGAAGCGACCGGCGCTGTTGGTTGGGTTGGCGACATGACCGGTCCTGCATTCTTCGCTTTGGCGGAAGCACCTTTTTATATGGTGCGATTGAGCGTGTCAGTTAGCGCCAGGTATGAAGAACCAACAGGTGGCGGAACAAAACGTCTGACTACTAAGACCGTCAAATTGACGAACCCCACTCGCAGAAGCCGCGCGACCAAGGAAGAAACAGCACTGACCAAAGAGGTGGCGCTAGTTACACCAGTAAACGGTTTAAAGACTCAAGAGGATGCAAACAAGCATTTTAACGAGCGTATTGAGAAACTAGAGAAAACCCATGACGACACGCAGGGCCACGACTCAGGTAACTACTAAGATCAGTCCAGATAGGTCAGTGACCTGTTAACGCCCGAAGTACGCCCGAAACGTCCTTCGTCTTTTCAAACCAATGCCCGTAGCTTGCGGCGGCTCAGTTTTATCAGGAAATTCTGGGTCTGTTTCGATGACCCCGGCAGGAACATCCTTGTGCCTGCTTGATTTCAGTGATTTTCCAACAGCAGACCCCGGTCTGATTACCTTGCCTGATGGGCATGGTTTTCTGGTGGGTGATGCAGTCCAGTTCACTATTGAAGGTGGTGCAACTCTTGTCACCGGCCTGACAGAAGGAACTGACTACTACATCACCAACATCACCTCTAACAAAGCACAGGTTTCGGCCAGTGTTGGCGGTACGGCAGTTGGTTTCACCAACACCCTCTCGGAAGACACCGTTGGCGGTCACATCAACATGAAGCTGTCTGACTTCACGTCAGTCTGCAACGTGACCAGCTTTGACCTCAGCCTCGACCGAGAGCAGATTGAGACAACTTCACTTTCTTGTGGTTGCTCAACGACAGGTGGTGGAGGTGGTCTTGCCCCCTTCAAGACGTATCAACCCGGCTTCATTGACGGGACCGGTTCGTTGACTGTGCAGTTCACATCGGAGCAAGGCACTATGTCTTCCCGGCTTCTGAAGTCATCTCTGATGACTGATCAGAACGGAGCACAGATCCGTTTGTATATCAATACCGTCTGCACAGCAGGCGAGATTGATAACAACGCATCAGCGTATATCGAGGCTCCGATCTCGATTCTTGGTTTCAGCTTCACGGTTTCACCTGAAGATGTCACCACTGCAACGGTGAATTACGCCTTGTCAGGACAGCCAACAGCATTCACATTGTGATCTGACGGCTATTACCTAGCCCCGTCAATAGGCGGGGCTTTTTTAATGCAGTAGTATTTACTGAACTAGGTACCTGCATACATGGGCTCTGCTCTCGACCGGCTAAAGAAGGCAGCGAATCTGAAACCAAGCAAGCGGGAAGTGACTCTTGCCAGCGGGGATCTATTCGAGTTTTATTGCACGCCGCTAACGATGGCGCAGCGCGAGAAGGCCAATAAAGATGCCAAGTCGGATGACATCAATGCCTTCGCATTGCAGCTTCTGGTCAACAAGGCAACCGACGAAAATGGCGGTCGTCTATTTGGTCCAGGCGATCTGGCGGTGCTGAAGAACGAAGTCAGGGATGAAGACCTGCAGTCATTGATGTTGGCAGTAATCCAAACTCCAGAGGAGGAACAGGAGCTAGATCTCAAAAGCACTAGAAAAGGAGCTTGAGAAAGACGATTGGATGATGTTGTCCTATGGCGTAGCCAAGGAGTTGAGCATGACGGTGCAGCAGCTCCACGACAACATCACGATGGAAGAGTTGCTCGGCTGGTCTGCCTATTTTGGGATTCTCAACCGGCGTCAAGAACAGGCGATGAAAGCTGCGCGGCAAAGACGCTGAACTCGCCGTAGTGCTCACGGTGCCATTTGACGTAGGCATCGTGGGCGTCTTGTTCCGACGAAGCCATCCCTAGGTGTTTTCCGCTGGCGGTAGCAAACCAAAGACCAGTGACGGTTCGACGGGCGCCGGGAAGATAAGTGTGTTTGCGTCGAGTTCTATTTGCTTGGTTCTGGGCGTAACTAGCTTCTCGTAAGTTCACCCAGCGGTTATCTAGTTTGTCTCGATTGATATGGTCGATCTCCTGAGGAGGCTCGACGCCAGTCATTAGTTTCCACGCAAGGCGGTGATTCTTTATGACTTTTCCATTGAATTCAAAGCGCATATAACCATCGCCTGGGTTAACCCAACCCACCGTCTCACCAGCCTTGTTGCGGTTGGTGGTTCTCTTGTTTCTCGTGATAATCCCCGTCTCGGGATCGTATGAAAAGAATTTGCGCAGCACCTCGACAGGCGGCAACGGTTTAGCCTTAGCCATGATGACCTCGTGATCAGGTTGTCCAGCCTCAGGAGCGTCAACTCGCTGGGGCACCCCAATCTTACTAGGTAGACTCAGTCCAGTTAGGTCGAGCGGGAATTGGCAAATTATTCGGCCGATGTCCGCATTGGCGTTGTCGGCCAGAGCAAACTAAGCAGTCTTCAGAAGCAGCTTGACAAGGTAAACGCTTCAGTAAACAAGCTGAATAAGGCGCTGGTATTAAAGACCCGCGCCCAAACAATCAAGCTCAATACCAAGGGCGCAAACGCTGCAATTAAGCAGTTAGAAGATCGCATCAACAAACTAGGCCGGACCATCACGGTCAACGTCCGTACTAATGAGAAGAAAGGGGACAGCTCTGGTAAATCAACGGCAGCCGTTATCTCAACGGGTGATTCAAATAAGCTTGCCACTAATCTGGCAACGGGACTTGCATTATCAAAAGGGATAACCGCTGAGGCAGAGGCTCTTGCCACTCAGGTCGACAAAGTAAATCGAGTCGAGTCTGAGATTCTTGCAAAGAACAAAGAGTTACAGGAGATTTACAGACGACAGGCTCAGGTTCGGAACGGGTTTGCAGAAAAAGGAAAGTCAATAAAGCAGAGTGAATCAAATCTTGCCAATTCTGCGCGGTTACGAGAGGCCGCTCAGAAACGAAGAATTGCCGGATTTGAGGAAGAGCTTCGCCTACTCAACCAGCAATCTGCGGCACAGAGAAAACTGCAGAGAGTAGAGGATGCGCGAACTAAGGGTCTTAGTTTTGAACAACGATTAGCGCGTAATAAGCAGGCCAATAAATTAAGAAAGGGAGCAGGAAAAGGCGCTTTTGCTGCTGGTGCGCTGGGTTTATCTAGTATTCCGGGTCTGCAGGGAGCATCCCAAGGCGCGTTAATTGGTGGCGGAGTAGGCGGAGCTGCAGGTGCAGCAGCGGGCGCAGCGGTTGGCGCACTAACTGACTTAGCCGGAGCAGCAGCTAACTACGCCAACCAAGCAGCAATAGCCGCTGCAGAAACGGCCAAATTCGAGTTGGCGTTGCGAGGCGTCACCTCGGGATCTGATTACACAACGGCTCTAGAAGATATTGCGCAACTATCTGACCAGTTCACGCAAGACCTAGGCACAACGACTGAGCAATTCACCAAGCTGACAGCAGCAACAACTGCTAACGGAATATCAATCGATGAAACTGCAGAGGTCTACCGAGGATTAGCCGCAGCCAACCTGGCTCTTGGGGGTAACAGCGAACGTCTGCAAGGGATCCTGCTCGCAACCTCGCAGGTATTCAGTAAGGGCAAGGTACAAGCAGAAGAATTACGAGGCCAGATTGGTGAACGTTTGCCAGGTGCATTTGCGTTATTTGCAAAAGCAGTAGGCAAGACACCGGCTGAGTTGGATAAGGCTCTCGAAAGAGGTGAAGTCACAGTCGAGGACTTTGTAGCGTTCACCAAGAAATTATTTGAACAGTTTGGGGAAAATGCACAAGTTATTCGTGACGCCCCAGAAAATGCAGGCGCACGACTAGAGAAAGCATTAGGCGACCTGCAACGAAATGTGGGTAAATTATTGGCCCCTATTGGCGCGGCATTTCAGAACATATTTACAGGTATTGCAAACGTCATAAATGATGCGGCCATTGCACTTAATAAGTTCCTAGGTATTGGTACGGACAACGCGCTAGCCAAAGTTAATAAACAGCTTGCAGAGACTGCAGGAAAGTTAGGGACAAACGGCGGCAGACGGGATGGGTTCTATAACGAGAGAATTGGCGAACTGTTAAAAGAGCAGGCCAGGCTTAATGATCTGAAGAAAGGTTTAGCGGAGCCACCGACAAAACCTGTCAGTTCTCTAGACGGCGGTGGCGGCAGCGGGTCAGGCAAAGGCAGCAAATCTGGACCTGCAGATACCACGGCTCAGACGCGAGTAGAGCTGCAGTTGCAGCAAGAGTTGCTCCGTATTGAGCAAGAAAGATTTGCGCTTGTCGGTAAGGAAGCTTCTATACAAGACTTCGATCTGCAGAGAGAGCAACTAAAAGCCGGATTAGCCGCAAGTCTGCAGAAGATCGACCAGGACAACATCACTGCTGCAAGCAAGATTGCAGAGAAAGAGCTTGAACGCGTCAAGTATGCGACCGACCTGCAAGCAATTAAAAATGCAGAGAAGGAATTCACGACCGAGCAGACCAAAGCTTTTGAAGAGCAGGTCTTAGAACTTCAAAACGCGATCGAGCTTGAGAGCCAGATCACAGATGAAAAGAAGCGGCAGGTCGAACTAACGCAAGCCCTTGCAGAAATTGAGGGATCAAATCTGAGCCCAGAACGAAAAGAGAAGCTGGCAAGCCTTCAAACCGAATTAAGTCGGTTGCAGAGCAACAACGCCAACCCAATCAATCAGTATTTCAACCAGCTCCAGGAAGAGATCGGCAACACCGATCAGATGATTGTTGACTTGGCACGGACAGTTGAGAGCGAGCTGAGCACTGCGATGTCCAGTGCTCTCACCGGATTAGTCGATGGAACAAAGACTGCACAAGAAGCATTTGCGGACATGTTTGCCGGTATTGGAAAAGCCTTTATCGACATGGCAACGAAGATGATCGCTAAGGCGCTGATGATGAAAGCCCTTGGAATCTTGACGGGCGGTAGTGGTGGCGGTGGCGGCGGGATGTTTAATAGCGTGTCCGAGATTGGCGGCGGGGGAATGATTAGTCCCTTTGCCGAGGGCGGCCGACCACCTGTTGGTCAGACCAGTTTGATAGGAGAAAGAGGGCCCGAGCTTTTCGTACCGGATGGACCTGGCACTGTTCTTAGTTATCAAGATTCCAAAGCTGCTCTGTCTAATTACAACCGAATGAGCCCCGACGAACAGAAAGCAGCAGACAAAGGAGAAGACCCCTTGGGCGGTGGGGCCGCCACTGCAATGCAGCCTATTCAAATGGACACCCGCGTCATTAATGGAGTCGAATATGCGACGGTCAAACAGATGCAAGAAGCTGCTCAGTTTGCAGCGGCTGAAGGTGCAAAACAAGGTGCCAAGATTGGCGAAGCACAGACACTACGTCGTCTTCGTATGAATCCCTCAGTTCGCAGACAGGTTGGTGTATGACGACCCAGATTGCCCTTTGCCATTGCGTAAAACTGATTGCACCTAGCGGTCTTACCTACCGATTCCAGAACTTTTTTATAGGTGGAAGTTGCACGCAGAACGGCGAGGCTTACCAATTTGCTCCATTTGGCTTTAGCGGGGTGACCTTTAATCGATCAGGCGAAAACTCAGAAGCTTCAATCGTTTTTGCCAACAAGGATCTAGTAAGAGAATTCGTCAACAACGCCGTCATTCAGAGATGGGCAGTAGAAGTCTTGACCTGTGCAGTCACGGACATTGAGGGAAAAGACTTAAGCACTCTGTACTCTTATGCCGGGTCAGTGTCCGGTGGGATTTGGAAAGGTGAAAGTCTTGCGCTGAGTCTTACGTCGATACTTGACGCTGTGACAGCCAACGTCCCCACCCGTAATCTTGAGGTATCTCAGGTCGGCCCTTTACCAATCAGTGGTGGAATTAACCTGTAACTCCTTGATTGGGATGCCTTTTCGTTTAGGCGGTGACGGTAGTGATGGAACGATCGACTGCATCCACACCGTCAAAGCGGGACTGAAAGACCTCGGTATTCCAATGCCTGCGATTAAAACCACTTGGTATGAGGCAGGCGCAAATATTCACAGACAGGCGCTATTACAATTGTGC